GGAATCGTTCGACGACGCCGAGGCAGCCGCCGTGCTGCAGGGCGAGGCGACGGCTGCCGCCGGCGAGGACCAACTCGCGTCGCAGCAGGACCCAGGCGCGCCGCCCGAGCAGATCATCCCCGAGCCGCCGGCCACCGCGCCGCCCACCAATGTCGACGTGCCACTGGTGATGCAAGTCGGCAGCACGCTCGAATGCACCATGGGCAACTGGACCGGCGAGCCCACCAGCTACAGCTACCGCTGGCAGATCGACGGGACGAACGTCGGCACTGACAGCGCGCTCTATACCGTCACCGCCGGCGACGTTGGCGGCATGGCCACCTGCACCGTCACCGCCACCAACGCCCGCGGCTCCACCACCGCGCCGTCGTCCAACCCGGTGCAGATCGCGTGAGCCTCGACAGCCTCCTGTGGGCCTGCCAATGCGGCTATCGCTCGTGGACGCACTACGAGTTCTGCTGCAACTGCGGGCTCACCAGACCGCCGCCACCGCCCGAGGCCAAGCCGGACGATACGGCGCGCGCCGAGCCGGCGCTGGCCGATCTGGACCCGGCCTGATGGCGTCCTACGGACAACTTCAGGCAGATGTCATGGCGTATCTAAAGCGTCAGGACATCGCCGACCGCATTCCGTCCTGGGTGCAGTCCGTCGAGACCGACATCGCGTCGATGCTGCGCGCTCAGGCGATGATCGCGCGCGGCACGCAAGCGGTGGACGCGCCGTTCATCACCCTGCCCACCGACTGGGTGAAGTTCGAATCCGTGGCGTTTTCCTGCTGCGGCGATCTGCTCGCCATGGCGGACTACTGGACCGGGCCGCTGCCGTGCGGCTCCGGCTGCGCGTGCGGCTGCTGCAGCCCAGGCAACGCCGTCTGCGCCTATCGCATCGTCGGCGACTGCATCGAGTTCCTGCCGCACCCGGTGATCACACCGACCACGACTCTCCAGCAGATCGACATCGCCTACTACGCCAAGCCGAAGCCGTTGAAGGTTGCTTCCGATACCAACGCCATCCTCGAGCGGCATTACCAGATCTACCTGTTCGGCACCGTCCGCTACGGCGCGATGTGGGGCATGGACGACGAGCGCGAGCTGCAGATGACCACGCGGTTCAGCGAGGCCGTCGCCGTGGCGAACAGATGGAAAGAGGATGCTCAATTTAGTGGCGCACCGCTGCGCGCCGTGCTGCAGGGGTTCTGATGTCGGGCAATTGGTCGCCGAACTGGCCGCCCGGTTATGTGCCATCGGCCGCCGAGTGGAATGACGCGTTCGCCAGGAAGTTAGATGTAGGTGGGAGTGGTGGTGGTGGCAGCATGACCGGCGTCACAAAGGCCGACCGCTCTGGTGTCATCGCGCTTGGTGGCACCGCACAGTCGTTAATGGCAGCGAACCCCGCGCGCCTCGGTTGGTCCTTCCAGAACAAATCATCCGCCGATATGTATTTCAATGACCTCGGTGGCACGGCTAGTCCGGCGTCCAATAACTCAACCTACCTGCCGGCTGGCGCTTACTACGAGAGCGAGGTGGGCGGTGCGTCCGTCGCCGCGATCTCGCTTTATTGTGCCGTGACCAACGCCTCCTTCGTCGCCAAGGAGTGGTGACGGATGCCGGTATCCTTCTCTCCGCACCTTCCTTCTTACGCCCAGTTCGTCGGCGGCCCGATCGCCACGCTGGGCACGGTCACGGGTGGCAGCGGCTACACCAACGGCACCTATACCGGCGTGGCGCTGACCGGAGGTCTTGGCACCGGCGCAACCGCGACCGTTGTCGTTGCCGGCGGCGCGGTGACAACCGTCACCCTGACCAGCGGCGGCGCGCCTGTGATCCCTACCGGGTCCATCGGCTATCTTATCGGCGACGTGCTGACCTCGACCGACGCACGGCTCGGCGCTGGCACTGGCTTCACCGTGCCGGTCGCCACCGTCGGCGCGTTCACCTGGACCGTGCCGAGCGGCGTGACAATGCTCATCAGCGATATCGTCAGCGGCGGCGGTGGCGGCGGCGGTGGGCAGGCCACGTCAGGCGCCGGCGGTGGTGGCGGTGGCAGCAGCGCGTCGTTGCAGGATCATCCGATCCCGGTGCCATCGGGCGCTACGCTCGCAATAACTCCGGGCCAGCCCGGTGCTGCTGGGGCCATCGGTGCGGCCGGTAGTGCTGGCACGCAGTCGCTGATGACCGGCACGCTGGTCGCCTGGGGTGCGGTGGTCGGCGGCTTCGGAGGCTTGGCAGGAACCGGTGGCATAGGTGGCACAGGTGGCGCCGGCGGCAATCCAGGTCAGGGCGCAGGCGGCGCCGCTGCGGCGGCTGGGGCCAACTCGCTGACCTCGCTCAATCCGCGCTATCTCGGCGGTGCTGGCGGTGGTGGCGGCGGCAGCACAGCGAGCGCCGCAGCACTCGGCGGCAACTCCGGTTTCGGACCCTTCGGGGGCAACTCCGGCGGCACTGGCAATGCGAGCGGTGGTGGTGGCGCACGCACCGTGCTCGGCGACGGCGGGCGCGGCGGCAATGGCACCACGCCATCACAGGGCAGCGCACCGCCGAACGGCTACGGCGGCGGCGGGGGTGGTGGCGGGCAGAACTTCCCCGGCGGTTCCGGCAACCCCGGCATGATCCGGCTGCGGTTCTGACGATGCTGCACTACACGCCAAACCAAACGCCAGTCGCCGCTGTGCCGCCGGTCACACTCGACGCACATATTAGCTACGGCCAGTCATGGCGCAGCAACTCGTTCTATTCGTTCGGCGGCTTTCAACTGAACCCGAACGGCCCGACCGCGCTCCTGGTGCCCAGCCTCGGGGCGTTCCTCGGTCCGGGGCCAATGCCCGGCAGCGCCGGTATCAGTCTGCCCGGCTTGCCCAACGGAACCACCAACTACAAGCCGCCCGACTATTTTATGATGGGCCGGTGCGCGATCCTGGCGCAGGAACTCCTGCGCATCCGCGACGGTCTTTCGCCGCTGCCGCAGGTGCTGGAGTTCTGCACCGCCTATCCCGGCAGCACCTGGCACAGCGGCGGTGGTGGCGGCCTGGCACCAGGGTCCACGTTCACCGGCTCGATCTCCGGGCTGACCTTGACCGTCGAAAGCATGGGCACCGGATACGTGGCCGGCGGCCAGCCGATCGTCGCTGCCGGAGTGAACGCGCAGACGCGGGTATATGCCAATCTGACGCTCGCGGCCGATGCCGCGTTGGCCGAGCATCTATCGCACGACAACCCAGACAATCTCGGCGCTCAGCAACTCACGCCAGGCGGTGCCGGCACCTACCAACTGGCGCTGACCTTTACCTCGATCACAGCGGCGTTCACCGGAACCGGCCCGGCGGCGACGTTCACCGCGTCATGCAGCCAGGGTATCATGGCAGTGTCCTCGATTGCCTCGGGCTCGCTGGCGGTCAATCAGGTGATTGCGGGCGGCACGCTGCCCGCCGGCTCGATCATTCAGCAGCAGATCGATGGCACGCCGGGCGGTATCGGCACTTATCTACTTGGCCTGCCGCAGACCGCCACCTCGCGCGCCATGGTCGGGCAGGGTGTGAGTTGGACCAATATGGTCTCGATCCTCAACGCCATCCCGCCCGGCAAAGGCGCATTCCCGACCCGCAACTATACCGACGCGCTGGTGTCGTCGATCGGCTATACGCAGGGCGGTTCGGCTGACGGCACGCGCGCCGGCAAGGAAGCCGACCTGACCGACATGCTGGTGCAATTCGATGCGCTGAACCTCAATCCCACACCGTTGAAGCTCTACCTTGCGCTGCCATCACAGGTTTCCACTGCGACGGTGAATACCGATACCGTGGACGGCACACAGTCGTTCGCGCGCAAGAATGCGCCTGGTATGGGCGGCCCCTACTCGGGTCGTGTCTATGCGTCAGGTCCTAGTTACGCCTACCAGTTCAACGGTGGCGACAACATCCACACCGGGGACTATGGCAGCAGCCGCTGGGGCGAGATCGAGGGTTATGCGCGCTGGTGCGTGCAGGACAAGGGCGTGCAATGGACCCCGCTCTGGCGCCCGCTGACCGGCGAGGCGATCACCCGCAGCGGACAGGTGCTGACGGTGCCGTTCGCGCGGCCGACAGGCCCAGATTTCGCGGCGGGCGTGCTGTCATGGCAGAGCAACGCTGACGATGGCATCAAGGTCTGGCCGCAATACGGCTTCCATGTGAAGCGCGGCGGCGCCGATCTCACAGTCGCACCCTCATTCTCCGGCATGAACGTGCTGCTGACCATCACCGAGACGATCAACAGCGGCGATGCGCTGGAGGTGTCATACGCATGGTATGGCCCCGGCGGCCCTAACCCCGGCATTTCATCCGGCGTCGGCGGCAACCTCGTCATGCACGGCCCGCCCAGCGTGCTCTATCCAAACGGCTGGCATGGCGTGAGCAAGACCATCGAAGCCTGGGCGTGGCCATTCATCGAGACGGTGACGGCGTGATGGGAACCAGCGTGGAAGCAGATGAGCGCGACAATCGATTACAGCTCAGCCATCGGGGCCTTCGATATCGGCTTTTCCCCGATCCAGGGAGAGGAGGCAGACTTGCCCGGATCAGCCACTGATTATCTGCGCGCGCGGGTGCTCAGCCATACACTCGCGTTTGGCGTCTACGCGATGCCGACCAACGTCTATGTCGGGCTCTGCACGACTCTACCGAGTTCGGCGACTGGCGGGCTCGAGATAGTCACGGCAGGCACCGGCTATACCCGCCAGCGCTCCACCATGGCGCTGATGTCCGGCCGCTCTGACCTTGCCGCAAACACGGTCACCATCGAATACCCGCCCGCCACGACCAACTGGGGCAACATCGGGTATTTCGAGGTGTGGGACGCCGTAACGGCAGGCAACCGCCTCTACTGGGGGCCGCTTGTTGATCCGACCGATGGCGTGACGCCGATCAGCCGCAGCATCAATAGCGGCGACATCCTGCGGCTGTCCGTCAACCAGCTATCCGTGCAGGCGATCTAGTGTGGCTGGTCGCGGCTATGGCCTCGGCACCTACGGCACAGGGCGCTACGGCGTCGGCGCCGGGGCCATGGTCTATGCCGTCGGGGCCGCAACCAGCATCACGCTGCAGCCACAGGGCTTTGCTGCGCGGATCTGGTCGCCGATCACCTCGACCCGCATCCGGTTCCGCGCCAAGGGCGTCAATCCGCAGCGCGTCCGCGCCATCCCCGCTGCGACGCAGATCGCGTTCAGCGTGCAAGGCGAACTCGTGAAGACCTGGCAGGACCCCGGCCCGTGCTTCGTGCCGTGCGAGGCCGGAACTTGGACGCAGACATTCCCGCCGTGGACGGTTCGTGAGGCAGCATGAGCGGATACACGACCACCCCTAACGTCGGGCTCAAAAAGCCGATTACTGGCTCAGACAATGACCTGTGGGGCGACCACCTGAACAGCAATGCCGATCTGCTTGATACGCTGCTGGCAGGCGGCGGAGGAGGCGGGGGCGGAGGAGGCAGTCCTGTGGCGATTTCCCAGACCGTTGTGACGCTGACCGCCAATACCGACGCAACGCTGGTGCCAGCTAATAGCGCTCGAAAGTCGCTCGCGCTCATCACCACTGGTGCCGGTGATGTTACGCTAGGATTCGGCGGGGCCGCAGTGCTTGGCCAGGGCTGGCCGCTGCCGGCCGCCTCGGCGTCCACCAAGACCGGCGTGCCTATGCTTTGGGAGTTAAGCCCGCCGGTCGGCTCCGTTCATGGCATATCGGCATCTAATACCACGGTCGTTGTGCTGGAGGGCGTGTAGCTATGAAACGTCTGCTATTGGCTGGCGCTGCGCTCTTAGCCGTCACCGTCCCGGTGCTGGCCTACGTGGAATATCCAACCGCGTCAGGGCCGGTCGGCGCTAACGTCACGATGGCACTTGATAGCACCGGTAAAGCCCAGCCCTCTGGCATGACACGCGCCACCGCGACGGCGACCGTCTCCAACGCCACCTATTCGATCGGTTACGCTATCGGTGCCGTCGAGCAGTTCACCTCGCTGCCGCCGGCCGGCTGGGTGTCGAAATTCGTCATCACCATGCCCGATCAGCAACTCGCCACGCTCGACGTGCTGCTATTCAACGCGGCGCTTGCTACCACTGTCACCGACAACACCCAGCTAGTGCTGAATGACGCCGACCGGGCGAAGTGGATCGGCGTGGTGCATGTCTCAGATTGTGCATCCTACACCGCGCCAACGCTCTGCACCGCCAATAGCAACCAGACCTACGTGCTGCCCACCGGAACCACGATCTACGCCGTCATGGTGGCGCGTTCCGCCGTGGCGCCGACGCCTTCTGGCTTGACCTGGAATCTGGCGCTGGAGACTGCGCGGTGAGCCTGCGTAGCCTATTCGCCGCTGCGGTTGGTTTGTGTTGCGTCGGCTCGGTTACGGCGGCGCAGATGCCGCTGCCGGTGCAGATCGAGAAGCAGCGCGAGGCACGACGGGTGCTTGCGCTCGATTTCACGCGAGGCATAGATCCGCGCATTCAATTCCGCCGCGCCGGCCCGTCCGCTGAATGGACCTGTACACAACCTAGCGTGCTGGCGACCTATGGGACCAATGTCCCGGCGTTCCCGGCCTGTGATCCACGCGATGGTGCTAATCGTGGGTTACCGCTCTATGGTTTGTCGCAGTATGGCAACCGCTGGTCGTCCGATCTGACCAACGCCTACTGGGTCAAGACGGGGGCTACGGCAGCGCTCGTTACCGGCGCCGATGGAGTGGCAAATAGCGCGTCGCGTCTGTCGGCAACCACTGCCAACGGCACTGCCTGCGTAGGAACACCAACCCCGGCCAGCTATCAGAAGATTTCTACGGCCTATTTAAAACGGGCTGGCGGCATCGGCCCGGTGTTCATGTCAGGCGATGGCGGTGTGACCTGGACTGAGGTAACGGGTTCCATCAATTCCGCCTCATGGAAGCGGGTGCCGGTTGGTGGGCTGTATCAGAGCGCGGCCAACGCGGCGATCTGCTTCAAGCTGGCGAACGCCGGGGACGCCATCGATATATACCGCGCGCTCATGGCGTTGGAGCTTAACTCGCACTGGACTGAGCCGTCGCCATCGATCGTCACAGCGAACACAGGCGGCATATTCAGAAACCCCGATATCGCATGGATGTCCCTGGAGGACGTTCCGGGGTTCGACAGCGATAGCTTCTCAATCATCCTGCGTCTGCGGATGCCGGTATGGATCTATCCGTTCCCAAAGGCATCGGCCCGGCGCGGCTTTCTGCTGATAGACGACGGAGCGGGCATCAAGTCCACGCTGTTAAATATCCAGCCCGACGCAGGCAGTCCCGGCACGGCTTGCAACACCAATCCAGGGGTGCCGGCGACGATCCTATGCGCCACAATGAACGCCGATCATTGGTATGGCCCGACGCTAGGTATCACCGGCAAAGTGCGTTGCTCGCCGACCGGCGTTCCGTCGGATATCACTCGATATGTCCCGCCCATGCAAGATACCGACATCATCGTCGCTTACAGTTATCGGGCCGGTCAGTTCGATGCCATCACCTGCAACAACGGTGGCCCGCCGCAGACGTTATCGGATGGTTATTTCTATCCTAGTGGCAACAACCAACGGCCGATTATCAGCAAAGTAACGCCGGTTGATCCTACCGGCACGTTCAAGCGTATGGTGTTCGGCAGCACGCCGCTGGAAAGCCACGGCCTGAGCGGCACGATCACGGTCGGCGATGTCCTGACCGACACTGTGTCGTGGGAAATGCCGGCTGGGACCATCCATACTGCTTCTGTCAGCTACACGACGCAGGCTGGTGACACGATCGCGACGGCGGTCAATGCGCTCATCAACCGTATCAACACAACGCCGGCGTTCACCGCGGCCAGTTTCTCGGCGGTGCTCGGTAGCGATGGCATGATATGGCCGGCACACTCATCGCGACTGTTGGCAAGCTGGACGATCACCGTCACGGGTGCGCAGACCGAAATCTTTCAGGGCATCGGTGCAGTCAGCGGGGCGGCCTACGGCTTTATCAGCAACGTGCAGGTCTACTCGCCGGCCCTCGCGCCCTATGAGCTGGCCTCGGTGATTCCCAACTCGCTGCCCTCGTTCCAGGCCGGCAGTTTTGTGTCGCTGCAACGGGGTGGCAACATGCTTTATGACGCAGGACCAAAGGTGTCGTGTTCCCGATGCTGAGATACGCGCTGCCATTCCTAATTTTGCCGGCGCTCGCTCTTGCGGATAGCACCGTCAGCAGCCTGCCGAACGCGGCAACGCCTCTCACGGATGGATCGTGTCTCTATGTCGATCAGGGGCCGGGCACCGACAGCAAGCTCTGCACCGCCTGGGGTCAGGCGTTAGGTTTTACTACAGCGCCAGCCGCGACCATCTGGGCCAATCCGAACAGCACGACAGGCCCATCGGGAGCCGTGGCAATACCCTCTTGCCCCGATGCCAACGGCAATCATCTTAACTGGACGGCAGGGTCGCCAGGATCGTTCTTGTGCGGGACCAGCGGCGGTCCACCGCCGACCATCGTGCAGGTCATGCCGGCTGATCCGGCGGCGAACGCCACCACCACGCAGAAGATGATGGGGTTTGCGGTCTCGTACACGCCAACCGTGTCAGGCAAGACCCGTGCGACGTTCGTCGGCACCGCGTCGAACGCGACCGCTAATGCCGGCGGCGTCTACTCGCTGCGCTACGGCACAGGGGCTGCTCCCGCGAACGGCGACGCACAGACAGGCACGGCGCTCGGGCCGCTCACCTCCGCCAATACCAATACGACCACCTCGCAGATATCGGCGCCTGCATTCGGATATGTGCTGCTGACCAAGGGCACGACCTACTGGTGGGATGTCAGCCTCGCCTCGCAGACAGCCGGCACGTCCTCGCTGAAGAACTGCATCTTTGTCATCGAGGAACTGCCGTGAAGCGCGCTATCCTCATGCTTGGGCTGCTGTGCAATGCCGCACACGCGCAGACGGTTGGCGGCCTGCCGACGTTCACCACCAATCCAGTAGTGAGCGGTTCGTGTCTCTATGCCGATCAACTGACTTCGGTCACGGCGTCGATTGCCGGCAGCACGATGAATGTCTCGGCGGTCGCGGGAGGCAATCTGGCGGTCGGTGATGTGGTGCAGGGCGTGGCGCCTGGGACCAAGGTGACATCAGGCAGCGGCACCACCGGCAGCTACGGCGTGTCCGTTTCGCAGACCGTCGCCAGCGGGCCTCTGACGCTGCGCGGGGATCGTAAGATCTGCAGCGGGTATGCAGCAGCTATGGGTCAGATCGTTATGAGCCCCGGCGCGCTCGGCAACTTCACCTCAGCCACGGCGCAGAGCGCGGCGAACCCGATCCCGAATACGCCGGATGTCAACGGCCAGCATCTGAACTTTGTCGCTGATACCGGACTGATTAACGGCTCGTCGCAGGGGGCCGGCGATCGGCAGATGGGGACGCCTATCACAGTCACCGCAATCTCATCGGTGACGCCGCTGATGATGGGGTTGGACAAGAGCGTCGGGACACAAAACACGTTTTTCACGCCGATCCGAACGGGGCGGTTCGTGATACGTGCCGGAGGGTGGGTATCCGCCTTCGCCAGCACTTATCAAATGCGGATTGGCACCGGCACGCCACCGGCTAACGGCGATCCGGTGACCGGCACGGCAATCGGCAATACGCAGCCGATCGTGCCGGCGAACCCGAATAACCGGCTGCCCTGGTTCTGCGTCGGTGTGGCGACCGGGTTGACGATTGGAACGCGCTACTGGGTGGATATGAGTGCCGCCTCGCCGACTGGCTCCGTTCCAACCAACGGCGGCATCCACCTGGAAGCGATCGAGGAGTAAGCGATGGCATCGACGACCACCACGAACTGGGGGCTCACGAAACCCGAGGTGGGCGCGAGTCGGGATACGTGGGGCGCCCTCTTGAATACCGACTGGGATACCGTCGACGCCATCATGGCGGCGCTCAATCCGATCGGCGCGGTGACCGACTATGCAGGCCCGGCGGCACCTGCTGGCTGGCTCTTGTGTGACGGGAGCGTGTTCCCTGTGGCTTCGTATCCAAAACTCTTTGTGGCCATCGGCAACATCTACGGCGGCGATGGCACGACTACCTTCGCGGTGCCCGACTGCCGCGGCCGGGTGACCGCCTGCGCTGGCAGCGCCACCGATCTCGCCGGCAACGTTAACGGTGTCTCGCTCGCACAGAAAAGCGGCTACTGGCAGATGATACTTACCGCCGCGCAGATGCCGCCGGTCGCCGTCACCATCGACGCCGGCGGCGACCATGCCCATACCGGCTACACCGACGTTCAGGGGCTGCATTCGCACAACGGCAGCACCGATGCACAGGGCAATCACGCGCACACGGTGAACGCCGTCGGGTCGGCCCCTGGGGCATTCCTCGCAGGCGCCGGGGTTGTGGCAACCAACCTGGGCTCCCTCGGCACATCGACCGCCGGCAACCACGCGCACAACATCACCACCACCACCGACGGCAGCCACCAGCATAACATCCAGACCTACAACTCTGGGCCGCACACCCATACCGGCAGCATCGCCGGCGGTGGACAGCCTGTGCCGCTCTACCAGCCGATGATCGCATTCAATAAGATCATCTTCGCCGGGCCGCCTGGCTTCACCACGTTGTCGTCGCCTCTCCCCGGAGCGCCGGCACGGCTGAGCTCGCCAATGCGTGGCGGTGGGTGATGGCGAAGGACGCCCGCATTCCGCTGTTCCCCAAACCGGGCATCTACCGCGGCGCGACCGCCGATATCAGTGCCACCCGCTGGTGGGACATGAACCTCATGCGCTGGCGGGGCGATCAGCTGCAGCCGGTCGGCGGCTGGGCAGCGCTCGAAGGCATCGACCTCGATAGCCCCGGCCGCGACATGCTGTCGTGGCACGATAACGCCGGCGGTCGCTGGCTGGTCATCGGCACCGACACCAAGCTGTGGGCGTATGATTTCGCCACCCAGACGCTGCGCGATATCACCCCGGCCGGCGTCGGACCGCTGGAGCCGCCAGGCGCAGCACTTGGCTACGGCCTCGGCGACTATAGCGCCGACCTCTACGGCACCGCACGGGACTCCGCCGACATCGGCATCGTGGACGTGTCGCCCATCCTCGGCGATATGTGGTCGCTGGCACTGTATGGCGAGGATCTGCTGATCCTGCCGACGCAGAGCGGCACATTGTTCCGCTGGTCGCCGAGCACACCGGATACCGTGCCGGCTGTCGTGGCCAATGCACCAACCGCCAATGCTGCTGTGGCCGTGACGGACCAGCGCTCCATCGTGCTGATCGGCTCCGGCGGGGATAGCCGCATGGTCGCCTGGAGCGACCTGGAGAACACCACGGTCTGGGATCCTCTGGTGACCAACCTCGCCGGCAGCAAGGCGCTGGAGACCGAGGGCCGCCCGCTCGCCATCATCCGCACACCGTCGGGGCTGCTGATCTTTACCGACAACGACGTCCATCTGATGCAATACGTCGGGCCGCCCTATGCCTATGGCATCACCAAGATCGGCAGCAACTGCGGGCCTCTCTCGCGCCGGGCCATCACCCAGGCCGGGGCGGTCACCACCTGGATGACCTCGCAGAGTTTCTGGATGTATGACGGCTCGCTGTCGCCGCTCAACTGCGATGTCGGCGACTGGCTGTTCAGCCTCATCAACCGGTCGATGGTCG